ACTAAAGAAGCTGATATTACCGGTAATGCTGTTCGTGAGTATAAACACCACCTCAACGGCAAACCAGTTATCACTTTCTGTATCAATATCGAACATGCCAAGGAAGTCGCTGATGAGTTCAATGCTGCTGGGATACCTTCGATAGCAGTCAGCTCGAAACAGCCTCTGGCTGAACGTCAGCAAGCCATGGAGATGATGAAAACTGGTCGGATCCTGAACCTGGTGAACGTTGATTTGCTTGGTGAGGGTTACGACTGCCCTGCTGTTTCCGGTGTCATCATGATGCGACGTACTGTCAGTTACTCCCTGTTCAAACAGCAGTTCGGTCGGATGCTTCGTATCGCTGATGGTAAACAGTACGGTGTGCTCATTGATATGGTCGGTAACACCCGCTACATGATGCAGACGTTCAACCTGAATTATCCTCACGATGACCCGGCTTGGACACTCGACAGACTCAGTGACCGACCACAGAAAACCTGCCCCGAGTGTGACTCCGATAAATTCTTTGACGGTATCTGCCGCGACTGTGGTTATGAAGACCCCGATAAAATCGAGACTATCGAGTGTCCTGAGTGTGGTGCCATCGGGACTGTCGGTACTGCACCAGACCCCGAAGGTAAGATGCTCGTGTTCATTAACAGTGTCTGCCCTGAGTGTGGTCACGTTGAAACTGAGGATGAGCGAGTCACCCGTATCAGGGAAATCAAGGTAAAAGATGGTGTCCTTGAAGAACAGGCTTTCGACCTGGTTGAGGAATTACTGGCTAAACGTGACACGTTTTATGCACCAGTTCAGAGTATTGCCAATAAGTTCCGTAATGACGGGTCTATCGCAATGAGGTCAGCCGTGAATAATCACGCAACCAGGCAATCTAATCTAGACACCCTCCGACACTGGATTCAGCGCTGGTGCGAACAGAAATGGCTGGATACTGGAATGACACATAAACTCATACAGGACGAGTTCGAGATCCGATTCGGTGTTAACATACTCCGGTGCCAGGGTGACTACACTGCTGGTCAGATGGATGAGTTAACTCGACGGATCCAGGGTGATATGAAGATTAAAGGTGTAGTAAATGCATAAGTTAATCCTCGGTAACTGTTTAGAACAGATGAAAAATATTCCCGGTCACAGTGTTGACTTGATTTTGGCTGACCCACCTTATGGGACGACAGCTTGCAAGTGGGATTCTGTTGTTCCGTTGGAACCAATGTGGAGGCAGATAAAGCGGGTCATTAAACCTAGTGGTGCAATTGTTATGACCGCAGCACAGCCTTTTACGAGTGTCTTGGTGTGCAGCAATCTGGAGATGTTTGAGCATCAGTGGGTTTGGGTTAAAAACTTAAAAACCGGAAACCTTAATGCCAAGCGGATGCCAATGGGTGGTCATGAGGATGTTGTCGTTTTTTGCGCGGAATCACCAACATACAACCCGCAAAAGAAGAAGAGGACAACAGAGGTGAAATCCGGAAACAAGCGAAACTCAACTACGAGCGTCTACGGAAAACAACGTGAGTTGTACGTTGATAATCAGTCAGACCTGATAAACCCAGACACTGTAATCACTGGGATAAATTGCGTCCATAGCTCAGAGGGGCGGGTTCATCCAACCCAAAAGCCGGTAGCCTTGATGGAATACCTAATCAAGACTTACACCAACGAAGGACAACTGGTTCTTGACTTCACTATGGGTAGTGGCACAACAGGTATTGCAGCAGCCAACACTGGTCGAGATTTTATCGGTATAGAACTAGATGATAAGTATTATTCTGGCGCTTTGTTTCGACATCTTGATTGTAAAATTAAAGTGGAGACAGCATGGTAGTCAATCAAGAAAAGCCTCATGAATGGTGTGCAAGAATGAGAGATACCGCCGCTGATGGTGAGACTGCATACCACTACCATCAGCTTTATGAAATGTGGAAAGAACGAGAGGTAAAAGATGATTAAAAGATTGCAGACAGACATGAAGCGGATTGGTTTTTATACAGGTGAAATTGATGGGAAGTGGGGGCCACAGTCTGAAAAGGCGTATCGAGCACTGGTTGGTCTACTTGATGAAGCGTCTATTTCATGGGGGTCGAAAGTTTCACCTGCATTCCGCTCAAAAGTCATTGATATCTCAGCACGACTCGGAGTTGACCCGGACGACCTGATGAGTTGTATTGCTTTCGAGAGTGCTGAAACGTTCAGAGCAGACATTAAAAATGCTGCTGGCTCAGGTGCAGTCGGTCTCATCCAGTTCATGCCGTCAACAGCAAAAGGTCTTGGTACATCAACAGAGTCACTAGCCGCGATGACACCAGAGTCACAGCTTGACTATGTTGAGAAATATTTCAAACCGTACTCAGGTAAGATGAAAAACCTCGGTGACATTTACATGGCTATCTTGTGGCCTGCTGGTATTGGAAAATCCGATGACTGGGTATTATGGAACCAGGCTGACCGACCGACTACTTACAGGCAGAATAGTGGTCTCGATATTAACAAGGACTCTGTGATCACTCGTGGTGAAGCAATCAAAAAGGTCAGGGAGAAAGCTGTGCGAGGGGAGCAATACCGATGGTAACGCCAGACACAATGGAACGACTGTCACCAACCAGGCGACAGGTTGTTATCACACTGCTTAGTATCACCTCAGTAAGCGATGACCCGTGGGTGGTCGAGGTTTACGATGCAATCAACAATGCCTTCTTCGAAAAGGCCGCTCGGTTGCTCTTACCTCATTCGAGTAGACTGTCAAGAAAAATGTTAATCGGAGAGTAAAACATGGATTGGAAAGGTGTTGGTAATGCTGTAATAAAAGCAGGGGCTCCACTCTTGGGTGGGGCTCTTTTCGGTCCCGCTGGTTCGGTTATAGCAAGTATAATAAGTGGTAAATTCGGTGTCTCACCGGATGCAACACCTGACCAGGTGCTGACTGCTATCAAGGGTGACCCTGATGCAGCACTGAAACTCAGGGAGATTGAGACCACTCATGTAGAGCGGCTACAGGAGCTTGAGAACGAGCGACTGAGGATCGAGACTGCTGATGTGCAGAGTGCGCGGAACGTTCACCAGCATCACTGGATGCCGTCAGCAATCACTATGGTCATGTGTGCGATGTTCGGTGCTATCGTGGGTGCCCTGTTTATCTGGGCGATTCCTGGTGAGAACAAAGACATCGTGGTTTACATGGCTGGACAGGTATCAGGAATACTGACCTCGTGCGTGACGTACTGGGTTGGTTCAACCAGGGCGAGTGCTAATAAGGACTCGTTGATACGGAGATAGCCCCTCATTGAGGGGCTTAAAATTATTATTGCACTTTAAATCTGTCTCCATTTACCATTAATGCAGACGAATTTAATAACATCACCATCAGAAATTGTTGTTGGTGATGTTTTTAATTGCATCTGAGAACTATTTTTGTACGTAACACTATGAGAGGAAACCGGTGAAACTTCACGACCTACAATTTGTGGTTTTATTGCATTTATGTTAACAGAAGATGACAATACTACATTCTCCATTCCTAGTTTAAGGGTAATTTCACTTGATGAATTCGAAACAATGTCACCTTTTTTATATGTTATATCAGTATCCATAACTCCAGTAACTTTCGGAATAGCAGCTGTTGGGTCAACTCTGATCGGGCCTGTATCTCCGTGAATAAACCCACCGTTTATTACAATTGGAGTTGTAGAATATGTGTTTATTCCATATGTGCCTGCTGTTATATCAACATTATTAAACACTATACTTCCATTAACAGCCGAAGACACAGTTATCCCAACAGTTGGTACATCACTTATACGAAAACTTGAAACAAGCAATGATTTTACACCAGTACCTACAACTTTCATTCCAAATTCACCACCACCCTTTGCCTGTAAATTACTTAACAATAAGTCAGCATTAGCAGCATCAATATGAAAACTTGAGCCTGTTGGATTTACTGAAATAAGATTGCTACCGACAACCGTAAAGGTTTCATTCGTCCCAGGTATCCCTTCACCGAATGAATAATTGTGTTGCCCACTTCCTTCGGCGTAAAGGTTATAAAAATACATTGTGCAATGTATTAAGTTATTCCCATCATCACTGGT